GGTAAGCAATACTGGCGATGTCATTGCCAATATTGTTTCACACCAAGAAGATGGCCTTGTCATGAAGTACGGATATCAAAGTCAACATAACATTGACGATAATATCTTTACTTTGTCTGATATTGAGTTTACTTACCCCCCAGGAAAGCATACTTTTATGCAATCTCTGGCTGGGGAAACTAAAAATCGTATCAGAGCGACACCGTATGGCTTTGGACTCAACGTCGATCATTTTACTGATCGCCAATGGGCCCTAATAGCTGCGCTCGGCATTAGCCGTTCGCCGCGATCCCTCAATTTGTGAGGACACCCTGCTGCGGGGTTTTTGCAGCAACCCGAGTCAATTACGACTCAACTGGGATACCTGTGTCATGGCTTTCGCCGATCCTCAAACTGTCACCTACGCGACCGTCGATAAGACGCTCCCGAAGGCTCCGCCAACCGGTCAACCGGGCTCTACAACTTTCCTCTATAGTGGAGGTGAGTTCGAGCTCGTTGCCTCTCACGCGAATGGTCCGAAACGGACCCGTCACGTTGCGAGGCTCAACCGGCGTGTGATCGCGGCTGATCCGCTCACTGCCGTGAATGCCTATCAGTCGATGTCCGCCTATCTCGTGGTGGACATCCCTCTGACTGGCTTCTCGGTCACTGATCAGAAAAACCTCGTTCTGGCGCTGACAGACTGGCTTTCTGCTTCGTCTGCCGCTCAGCTGTTGAAGCTGCTCGGCAACGAATAGATCCGTCCCCCGTACATTTTAGTGCGCGGGCTCCGGATCTAACAGAAGTCAGCTCGGTGTAAAGCAAATGACGTGGATAGCTCTACTTCCTAAGATAGGAGGCAGCTATGAAAAGCCATTTGCAGTTACTCCAGTCGGTACTAGCAGACGCTAGTACCTGGTGTTCGGTTAGCACCACTCGAGACTACGAAAGTATCTCGAGACGCGTCAAACATGAGGGGTTCTCGTTTCTAACGATTACCCTGTCTAACTTTTGTAAAGACTTTGAGAAAAGTCTTGACATTGGTTATGTCGATCCCACATCTTTTTCTTCATTTAAGAAAAGGAGAGCTCTCCCCCAGTTACTCGGAGGTTTGCTGGATCTAGTGTTTGACCGCGCTACTGGTACTCTTCTTGAGGCACCGAGTCATGATGCTGTATTCTTTATAAGGCAGATTTCTCTGCTTTACAAAAAGATCCTACTCCCTTGCACTCCTGCAAGAGAGAAGGCAGCTTATGACGCGTACCTCGAGTGTGAAAGAGAAGTCAAATCCGGAGAAGAAAAGCATCCTATTTTGGACTTTGAGTCCTTTGATAGGGCTACTACTCTTCTGTTTGGGACTGTTCTTAGTGCTATTGATAGAGATATCTATAGCCTTCGGATTACCCCAAAGCACGGACCTGGGTCCACCTCAGACCGAATCAACGCTAACGCGAAGTTCGAACTGAAGACCTGGCACTCTCGTCTGGAGGACTATTTTCCTTCAGCCGACTTCCTGATTCCCAACTCTGGGTTTCATGAAGTTCTGCAGAGTGTTGACTTCCTTGAACCCGATGCCGAGATAGCCCCTAGGGTTATCACGGTACCTAAAACGTTGAAGACGCCACGTATCATCGCTATTGAGCCTACTTGCATGCAATATGCACAGCAGGCCCTTCTAGAGGTGCTCGTGAACGCGCTAGAGAAGAATGACTACCTCTCTGGTGCGATTGGTTTTTCCGATCAAACTCCAAATAGGGAGTTTGCTAGGATTGGCTCTGAAGATGGAAGTCTTGCGACTATCGATCTCTCAGAGGCCTCTGATCGCGTCTCCAATCAGCTTGTGAAGCGCATGCTGTCCTGTTGGCCATCATTAAATGGTGCCCTTCAGGCTTCACGTTCGACACATGTTGACTTGCCTGGCCGTAGCAAGTATGCTATTGCCAAGTTCGCGTCTATGGGTTCAGCGACGTGTTTCCCGATCGAAGCCATGGTGTTCCTTAACATCGTGGTTTCGGCCTGGTTAAAGTCGCTAAGAGCGCCACCAAAAAGGAGGGCCCTAACAGCTTTCCTGAAGCGGGTGCGTATCTACGGTGATGATATTATTGTCCCCGTAGAATTGGCCGGTTCCGTTGTGC